ACCGGATGGCCGCCCGATTTTTGCCTCCATTGACGTGGCGATCTGGTTGCCGCTCGATCCCCCCTTACTCGCTCTCGGGGAGTTTCTCCTCCTGCTCACGTGGTCCCCTCACACTCGAATATAATTTAGCGCTTTTTTGAAATCCGCGAAATGAGTTAAGCGCATTTTTTGAGATCCGTAGACTGGTCAACTATTCTTGACGCTTTAATTTAAATTAAAGCCGTTTTATCCTTGGTGGTCCAATCATTTCGCTCGCTGGGTGTATCTTATCTATTTCGCCAGATTGATTCTAGACCATTTGATATTACACCTAGTAATACGGTGGACGTTGGTACGGATCCGTTTATTTTGTGGTGCGAAATAGTGTATGACCCACAGTACGAGTAATATGANGTGTACCAATAGTGTGACCTCGTGATGGCAGCTTAAGTCAGGAAATGTATATTTAAACTCTGTCGTGCTGTGTTTGGAATACACGTCTTTTCGCGTTTATTAATATGTATCAAGCCAAGTATAGACGTGGGTTATCTACAAATTATCGTCGTAATTACACGCGAAATGCCGTTCTCAAGCGTTCTTATGGCGTAAAGTTTAGCAATGTGAGACGACGTCCAAGTAATCATAACAGGGCCCATGAAGATGTTAAGATGGCAGCCCAGCGTATACATGAGAACCAGTTTGGGCCTGAGTTTGTTATGGGCCATAATTCAGCCATTTCAACGTTTATCACCTTTCCTAGCCTCGGTAAGATCGAACCTAATCGAACCAGGTCCTATGTCAAGCTAAAACGACTCCGATTTAAGGGCACTGTGAAGATTGAACGTGTTCAAAACGATGTCATCATGGATGGTTCAGCCCCGAAGATTGAAGGAGTCTTTTCACTAGTGGTCGTGGTGGATCGTAAACCCCACTTGGGATCATCTGGGTGTTTGTATACGTTTGACGAGTTATTCGGTGCCAGGATCAACAGTCATGGCAATCTAGCCATAACATCCTCACTGAAAGACCGGTTTTATATTCGACACGTGTTCAAACGTGTATTGTCTGTGGAGAAGGATACGTTAATGGTTGATCTTGAAGGGACTACATCTCTCTCTAACAGGCGTTTTAATTGTTGGTCTACGTTTAAGGATATAGACCGTGATTCATGTAACGGTGTTTATGCAAACATAAGCAAGAACGCCCTCTTAGTTTATTACTGCTGGATGTCGGACTCGTCGTCCAAGGCATCGACATTTGTATCGTATGATCTTGATTATATTGGTTAAACAGAAAATAAATATGTGAACGCTATTAATTGAACTCGATTAATAACTTGTGTTGATTACACAACCCTCTCTTAACTCAATGATTTGGSCTCTGGGGGAATACAATTTGTTTTTATACACTCTTGGACCGCATTCCTCACTAGGTCGTTTATTTGGGCCTCTGACATGGTTATATGCGATTGGGCCCTTCTCGCAGCAACTATTGAGGCCGAGTCGCCTGGGTCTAACATGGTGGTTCCCAATCTGTGTAGTCCTCGATATGGGTGTGCTGCGTTCTCCACCTCTGATTCCGTACTCGATTGACCGATCCCCAGCGTACTGCGCGAAGCCCATGTCTCGCCTGGATCAATTGTTATTGGGCTTGGTAGCCCATACTTGACAGTTGAAGCGGATCTGATCAATTTCCTTTCCCATTTCCCGTAGCCCACGTGGCTGAAATCTACATCTCTATCCGTGAACTGTTTAGATAAGATCTTGACCGTCGGTGCTCGGAAAGCAATATCCACCGAATGTTTAGCCGTCGACAGTTTCAACTTCCCCTTGAATTTCGCGAAGTGGATGCTCTGGTGAACATTCGTGTCGCTCACTCTGTAGTACAATTTCCACGGTATTGGGTCTTTGAGGGAGAAGAATGAACAGGAGAAATAGTGGAGATCTATGTTGCATCTGATCGGGAATGTCCATGACGCCTGTAACGATTCATTGTCCGTCATTCTCTTGTCGTGAATCTCCACGATAACGGAACCTGCGGCGTTTATGGGTACCTGTTGCCGGTATTCTATGACGCAGTGGTCTATCTTCATACAGCTACGGCTGAGTCTGGCGCTTATATGAGCCGCTGCAGAAGGAAACTGCAGAACGATCTCAGTTAGATCATGCGAAAGCTTATATTCATCACGCTGAGATTCTATATAATTAAAGGCATTTGGTGGATTAACTAACTGAGAATCCATTTCAACTATTAATATAATAAAAATAGGCTGCGCAGCTGAATGTTTCAAGTGAATTGAAGAAGGTGAAGTGAATAAGGCGAAAGCTCAATAGATTGGCGCCGGTTAAACGGAGACGATAAATGTGTTAGGGTTTCAGACGTAGTCTGGATGAATTTAGAAGAGGATGAATATTAGATATGAGGCGATGGAAGCTGTGTCTAACCCAATTGTTAAGTGTTTATTTATAGAGACATTGGCTGGATTGCATTTTTGTAAATAAAGGGGAGTACTCTGGATGGCATATTTGTAATTCAGGGGTTGTCACCAATTGAGCTCTCTCAAAAGTCCTTATGAATTGGTGGACATTGGTGTACAATATATACTAGAAGTTCTTAAGGGTCCTATAGCGGCCATCCGTATAATATT